AAATGGAATCAAGGGTGTCATCCGAATCAACAAGGACACAGGAGGCAAATTGCCTGACCGGTGTACGCACTCCCGCCATGACTGGAGTCGGGATGTTGAGTTTAAAAAGCGAGGTCGCGTCATAGTATCTCCTTACATAGTGCATTCTCTCATCTTTAGGATATTGTGCAAACAGTGTTGCCGCAATCATCATGTACATAAATTGAGGGGTTTCAAAAATTTGTCCTGATGATCTATCCTGACAAAGATATTTGTCTACTACCTGACGCAAACCTGCGTAGGTAAAATTTTCATCACGTGTATGATGAATATATGAATCCATTCTTGATAGTTCGTCGTCATCGTAATAATCTAATATAGCAGGGTCATAAACACCACGTCCAATATTTTTATCTATCATTTCTCTAAGTGTGATAGGAGCATATTCTCCAAAAACTTGCTTGTTGACACCATAGCTTAACAACCTTGCGGCCGCATATTGATAGTTTGGAATTTCTAAAGAAATCAAATCGTTGGCACTACGTATTAATATTTCTTGTATTTCTTCTGTAGTCATTCCGTCATAAAACTGTAAACTTGCATTCATTTGTATCTGACTGCTACTAACACCTGCCAGTCCCTTACATGCTTCTTCTACTACAAAATGTATTTTGTCTATATTTAGGTGTTCTTTTCTTCCGTCACGCTTGACAATCATAGTACCATTTGACATTATAACCTCTTTCTTTTATTGATTAACTGGATATTTATTGTTGCATTGTATAGGATTTTTGAATTTCGAGTGAATGCGGTAGATTTTTTTGTTGTATGTATTCATCAGCTATATATCCTATTACTTTATCATCAACATACAACATATAGTATGTATCGGACTTTTTTCTATCTATAGCGATATGTATCTCAAAATCGCTACCACTAAAACGTTCGGTTAATTGTAAAGAATAGCACTGTCCTAGTACGATACAAAAGGAGCAGTACTGGTTCTCTAAAATTAACTGCCAAGGGTCTGGCCATGTTTCTTTTGACCAAGGATCTGTGTGTATGCTTACCACAGGAGTTTTGCGATAGTAGTCTATCACATCCTGAATAGGATCATCTGCTGTTTCTAATGATTCTCTGAATCTAGACCAGTCTTGTAGTCTATCTTCATAATTTAAATTAAACACTAGTTTTTCTTAGCTCTTATCCTAAATTCCATTATTGACTGATCGTCGCTTGGCATTGTACTTGTAACAATAACATCAATTGTATCGTTTGTCAAGTCTCCATTGTAATCGCTAATTTGTGCAGTGAAAGTAATTGCAGAGTCGTATGATGCTGTGCCTTGGAAAGTGTATTCGTCTGATGTTGATACTGTATCACTATAATCTTCAGACACAATCGATAGTATTCCAGACCTTATTGCAGTATAATTTTGACTTGTGATAATGTAATCTATATCATATGCTTGGTGTGTAATACCACCTAGTCTAAAAAGTTTTATATTAGTGCCTTTAATTATAGTAACCTTTTGTGATTCACCTATTGACATAAAACCTTTGCCTTCTACTTCTGGAAAGTAAGCAGAACTATTGATGTATGCTTGATCCATACTTTGGACTTTAGTCCTTGCAAATGTATCTTCTAGACTTTTGTTGCCTCTAGTAGTAAATTTAATTACACTGGTTTGAGCAGATCCTTCGTTGCCGCCAATGTTACCAACTTCGAAAAAGTTATTGTGCTTACTTGTATTGTTTACACCTTTTTCTATCCATATGCCTTGATAATCTATATTTTCAAATATACTATTTGTAATAATATTATTTTTTGGTCCTGATAATTTTCCACTTCCAAGGTTGCTATCAATTATCATATTATGTCCAAAAGTCAATCCATAGCCGCAACTTTTTACGTGTAATCCTTCAAATATATTGTCATGTATGTCCCAGTTGCTGGTTAATCCATAACTAAATCCTTCGATTACACAATTAATAAATCTAATATTTTTTGATTCAACACTAGAACTTTTACTGTTTATTTTTATAGCTACATCATCACTACCATCAGTATCAAGAGTATCTCCGCTTTGCCAAGGCCCTTTTATTTTTACGTCTTCAAAAACACTATCTTTGACATTATTAAGTAACAAACCTGTATTAGTCACAGTGGTTTCAAAGGTGATACCTTTTATATGTAAATCTGTAGCTTGGTTAAGGGTTGTAGTGCTTGCATCACTTATTACTGGATTTCCTGGTGTTGATGTGCTATCAACTGTTTGCATCAAAGTAGTGCTTGTATTTGTGCATTTAATAACTGTTTTATCTGATCCTGCTCCTATCAATGTTACATGTGGAGGTATGTAGATTGTTCCGGTTATTTTATATACGCCAGGACGTAAATTCAGTGTTACTCTGCTATCTATGTTACCTTTAGTGCTGTCGTTTAGATATAATTGATCTAATGCTCTCTGTAATAAGGTTGTAGCATCTTGTGATTCTACACCTGTCAAACCAAAAGCATCACCATACACTTGATCATCTAATCTATCTTGTAATTTACGTTTTACAGGACTACTTGCACTAGAGCCTGTAACCAAATAGCTTTCATCTTTTTTATATGTATACGTGTCGGCTAATGAAAATAAGTCATCGTACTGTGTCAAAACTTTGGTGTTGCCTACAGCCGGTGATCCTTCTGCCACAGAACCATTTCCAATAAAAAGTTCTCTGGTATCTATTGCCCAGCCTATTTCTCCAGATGAAAGTTGTGGTAGTCCAGAACCTGCGTTCTTTTTGCCTCTGCGGACTTGTATTTTAGATATTTGCACAACAGCCATTAAACACTCCTAATAATTTATAGTATTTATGCTATTAGTATTCTTCCTTAAGAAGAGCTCTTCTGTAAAATATGTAATCAATTAATACAACATTAAAAAGCAATCCAATAGGAGCAAAAGAAAATCCTAGCATAAAAGGTAAAATAAACAGAAAGAACACTTGTCCCATACAGTATCTAAATGGACTAATAGGTGTCCATTCTGTAAATGTAGGTGGAGGAGGCTTTCTCCTATAATCATTATATTCGTAATTCATAATACGAGTATACCCTGTCATACCATTCTTTACGCCATTCTGCATATTCGTCAGGCCATATATCAAACTGTTGATATTCGCCTGCCCTACTACACATGAATACATGTCCTTCACATATTTCAGTCCCATATATTTCGTTATGTGCTTCTGCATATGCAACTAATTGTAAAAAGTAATCTATCACCCATTCTGTTTTCTTAGGCTTGTTAGTCTGCTTAAAATCCATTATTGCAGGATTACCTTTATATTGGCCAACCAAATCTGTAGTGCCTGCATACATCATGGGCATGTAAAGATTAACTTCTGATCCCCATATCTCATCAACATGAACTAATGCATTGTCTTTAATTTGTGTTGCCATATTATGAGCTTGCTGTGCATAAGGATTACTTCCTGGTTTTGGCCAATCACCTGTTTCTACGTAATCCTCGAGATATTTGTGCATGCGTGTGCCTACGCCAGCGGCTTCTGTTGTAATTTCTTGTGCTTTTTGTTCGCCTACTCTTTTACGCCACGCAATTAGATGTGTCTTATCTTTGGTAGCATCAAGGATTGTAGTGACAGAAGCGACAGCATTTCCGTCTGGAGTTGCATACAATCTCTTTCCGTTTACTTCTTTTCTGTTTATGGGTTTGTAGTCAAATTTATTTTGTATAAGTGTCATTATACTAGTATATATTCAAATGAATATAAAGTCAAATATTTTATTATAGTGCTTCTGGGCTTAGGTCGACTTCTCTACTTGCCATTTTTGCAACAGTATCTGATCCGTCTTTTCCGGTTTCGGCTGGTTTGTCTGCTTCTTTACTAGTTTTGAGTGTAATAGCATCTTTATTGAAGTTAGCTGTCATTGTTTTTACACGAGCATCAGTATCGTATGCGGCTTTGAAAGATCCATAATCAAATGTTTCTCCGCCAACATTATCCAATAGTTTGTGTCCATCTATGTTTAGTGCACCAGTTTGTATTGCTTCTTTTTTTGGTTGTCCGAAATGCATTACAGCAGATTTTCCTTGCCTGTCTGCACTAGCAATTACAGTCCTCATCACTTGCACTAATTTTAGAGCAATATCAGATTCGGTCACTTTTTTTTTGAAAGAATAGTTCCTAGTCTGCGTGATGTTTCAATCATTTTCTTTTTATTATTAATTGACTCACGCTTTTCTCTACCAGCTTCTTCTTCACCACCAGCGGCTGGTTCAGCGGCTGCAAATTCATCTGCGGCGGCATCTGCTTCATCTTGATCTACTGTTGGCTCCATTTCAGCATCATCAGCAGGAGCATCGGCGGCTGGCTCTGCACCCATATCTTCTGCAGGAGCTCCACCTTCACCTGTGAGCATACCAACACCATTTGTAAGTGCTTCGCGTGTGCTTTCCATTGCTGTATACATTGATTCTAGTGCAGGCTTAACTACGCCTACAAAGCTGTCTGACTCTGCTTGCCCCATTTCATCACGGATAGCATCTGCTAATTCTAACATTGATTCTGTCTGCATTTCTGCTGTGTCTTCCATCCATGATGTAACTCTTGTTACCATATCTTTGGCGGCCATTACTAATTCAGCTTCATCTTCTTTACCTTCTATGAGCTTAATATAACCTTCAATTGCTTCTTTCATTTCTTTTTTGCAACTTTTGATTAGAGCTTTTAGCTTTGTTTTATCACAATCAGGATGCATCTTTAATATTTCTGCTTCTTTCTTGCCATCTTTACACATTTTCATAACTTGTGCTTTGGTTGGCATCTTTCCTTTTTCTTCTTTGATTGTGCTTTCATTATTTTTGGCTATGGCTTTTTGTAAACCTTTTGGAAGTTTCTTTTGTTTTGCAGTCAATCCTTTTTTAGGTGCATCACCTTTATCGCCTTCTTTTTCTTTTTTATCTTTTGCGGCTTTGCTGATTGGTTCTTTTGTATCACCATCATTATCTACATCAACAAAGTCTGGCTTTGCGGCTTTCTCATCTACTTGGGCCTCAGCAACAGCGGCATTCAAAACATCAAGGAAGAGTTTGTTTTTTTGATATGTGTCGCTGGTGTTTACTGAATCGAAACTTTCGTTTGTTTCAAACTGGCTTAGTTTTGTACGCAGTTTATTTCTAGCATCTTCTAATTGCTCTAGTGTAAATGCTTCTAAGTTTATTTTCTTGCCAAAACGCTTGGCAAGACTTTCGTTAAGTGCCTTAGCTGTCACAGGCTTTGAAATCTCTCTAATATTCATTGTCACTCTTCCCTTAGTGTTTGTTATATTTATTTATCTTATCTAAAAATATAATAGTCCAATTTGTCTTTTAGTAGTTGTGTTTTATCTGAGCTGATTTCGTAACGGCTTTCTGCTACAAATCTTGCAGTTTCATTTTTACTATTTCTCATAGTGTGCCTGTAGAATATACAATCATTAAAATGTTTCATTATTTCATTATCTAATTGTAATATATCTTGCACATCACCACCTCTTGCTATGGCAACTGCGGCAGTTTTACAGAAAGTTCTTGCAATTTGTTTATTTGCTTTGGCACAGTACACTAAATGGCCTTTACTGCTTTCTCTGATGACAATAGAACCTATTCTTAGACTGTTACCCTTTTGATATGGAAAAAGAGTAGGATCTAAATTTGCTTCTATTATTTCTTGAAGATCTTTAAGTACCTTCGGGGATATCATTTTTAACCACCATTACATCTTTTCCACGCATTCTCTTACTTACCAAACTCTTCTTTATCATATTTTCAATAACGAATCTTTGTCTTTCCGGAAAACTTTGTAATGGTGTTTCGGTATCTAACTTCGCTAACAACTTGTATTCTTCGTTCGTTGTAAAGATTTCAAATTTGCCGAGAAGTTCGTTTATTTTCATTGCCCTACTTCTACCGTATCACCTGGTTTAATTTCTTTGTCAACCTCTTGTGGTTGACCTGGTTTGTTGCTTAGTTTTAATTTACCCGTAGGATCACGCTGGATCATTCCTGGCTTGTTAGGGTCTTTAGGAACAACAGTTTTAACTTTTGTTTTTGGGTCTTGTAAAGTTACTTCTTTATCATTTGCATCCAAAACTTGTAATGTGCCTTGCGTGACTTCAAATATTTTCATTAGTTAAACCTTCTTAATCTTTGGCTGGCAGGATTAATGCGTCTTGTTCTAGCGGTTTTAAAACCAATAGTTTTAGCTTTACCAGCCTTTGTTTGTTTCAATCTATTACTTTTAGCAACATTAATAGGCGCCATACATGCGGCAGGTGAGCTCATTACCCTACCTTTACGCTTACCGTGTGTGCAACGATATTTTCTAACTTGTTTATTTCCTACTCTACCCCATACTCTTGATGTAGCTTCTAATATTTCACTAGTTAACATTATCTTGCCTTCTTATTCAAAGCCGCTACTCTGCGACTTGCTGGGTTGACTCTTTTAGTTTTGCGAGCCTTACGTGCCATTCTTGCTCCAAGTCTGGCTTTTGTACGTTTCATTGTCATGCGTTTTTTGACGTCAGGTGCGGCAAAGCATTGAGATGGTGTTGCTACTGTTCTGCCCTTGCGAGCACCACCAGTGCATCTATACTTTCTTACGACTTTGGTGCCACTTTTGGCCCATACCTGTCTTTCAGATATCACATCACAAACGTTCATATTGTATTTAGTTAATTTTGTAGTAGAATTACAACAATGGTGGATAGTAAACCAGCTACGATTGTGCCAGCTGTACCAATAAGCACTTTGGTCATGGATTTTTGACCATCGATCATATCGCTATGGATTGATTCAACTTTCTTCTCAATTTTGTCGAGGCGACCTTCCAATTGTTCGTACCTTTGCTGGCACAGATCAACGTGTGCTTCTAAATTTTCTTTTTCTAACTCGGTGGCTCCCGCCATCTCTTTCTCCATTATACCCGTTCTCTGGGCAATTAGTAAACTCTTTTGGTTAGCCTAATGAATGGATGCCTTGTCATGCCTTTACATATTTTTATTTATACTCTACTCACCAATAAGAAATATGGTATTTTTATACACTGGCTCTTTGGTAAGTATAACATTATTATGTATCAACCCTGTTTCGTCAAGTCCTGTAATAATGGGTAGAAAATCTAAATCATCTAATAACATATCTTCTGTGAACGGATATTCACTTTCTAATTTAAGTGACCAGACTCTATTTTTTCCTACGTTTGCAGAACCAAACTTATCAGTGTCAACCTGTGTAGTGCAGTCTATAAACTGCACATTACCTCTTAGGCTACATGCTTGTAAGAGCGTATCATGGTTGTTTTGTTGTTTTACAAGTTTGGTGTCAGGACCCTTGCGTGTAAGTGTTTCTGTTATATCCACAAGAGTTTTTACATTGATGATCATACATTATTTAAGATCATAAAAAAAGAGCCACTATAAAAGTGGCTCTTAATGTTTTGTATAAACGCTCTATTAGATAGCGTGTTCGTCTTTGAATACTGCTAGTACTGTTGTAACTGCACCTGTCACACCATGAGCATTTGAGCCCTCAGCTGTGTATGCGCCACCTGCACTTTGTACTGCTAGGATAACAACGTCTGTTGTACCTGATACAAATGCTGAACCGTCTGCTGTTGCTACGCCAGCGATTGTGTGTCCGTCAAATTGGATATCGTCTAGGATAGTCTTAAGTTCTGCTTCTGTGATGTCTGTCTTAGCAATGTTAACAATATTGGTTTGTCCACCTAATCCATTACTTAGACCTGTGGATGCTGTTGATGTAATTGCGGCCATTTTTTTCTCCTTATCTTAATGTCCTCACGTAAGCTCCTTACGTGTTAATACATATGTATTTAGCATACACCGGAAAAAACCAGTGATAATGCAAAAAAAAGGAGGTAAAAGTTACTTATTTTGCTGTTTGGCTTTGTTGTGTATGGTTCTAAGCATACCTACATAGGCAGGTCCTGCGGCAACAATATCGTTCAACATCTTTACTGCTGGTGCGTATGCTTGCACTACATTTCCTGGTATGGCTGTGCCTCTACCAGTCATTTCTACAAACTTACGTGCAAGAAATAAATTTTCTGACCCAACAATCGACTTGTACCATAACAAATCTTTAGAATCTATTGTCATGTCAGGAGTTGATACTGTAGGTTCATTATCTCTTACAGCACTAGTCTCAAGATCTCTTATTGCGGCAAGTTTTTCTAAATCATCAATAATATCACTAGAACGTAATTTTGCTCTACAGGCAAACAATAGCTTTGTAACAAACTTCTTCTTGTCTAGTGTGCTGATGCCTTGCCATGTGCCTAATGATCTCCTAATGCTTTTGTAATCACTATTAACTATTCCTAGTTCATTTTCAAGCCTTACAAACAATTGAGCAGTGTTTTGTGGGTCTTGTCCGTAGCTTAATTTTGTAATAAAACCATTTAGTTGCATAGTAGGAAGTGTAACAGATTTACGCTTACGTTTAGCCGCACCAGGATCTTTTAATTTGTTCAGTGCATTTTCATCACCTGTTACATAATATATAAAATTATATAAATCTGTGCCATTACTTCTAAAATATCTATAGCTATCATGTCCACTTGTCTTTTTAGCATAGGCCCTGACAGTGTTACTAAACGTAGGATATTTTCTAAGCATTTCTAGCACCAACATCGAAAGATATAATCTTTCACAACAATCTGTATAGGTCAATACTCTAGCATTACTAGAGTCCCTAGTCATCCTTGCTTCGTTAATATCTTTGATGAACTCCATCATGTTACAAATATTTTTGTGAAAAAATTGCACCTATTTGTTTGTAGTCTTTGCTGTCTACAAAATCATGTAGGGTTTTAGCCATCTGTAACTCTCTTGTAAATTTCAACTTAACTTGTGGCTTTAGCTGATCGGATCTTAAAAGATTGCGAAGCTCTTGGGCTTGCATAGGATTCACTTCAATTTTTTCACCGTCATCAGTTACTACATGGGTCAAAGGATCTGCTCCACCTCTGGTGTCAATAATTTTTCCTAATTGATCAAATATTGGGTCTTTCTCAAAACTTTTGCCCATATCTCTTTCATCATCGTCCATTTCTTTGCCATAGTCTTTCATGTCAAAGTCATCAAATGTGCCTTCTTTCACTATGTCTTTAATACGCATATTATCTCTCCACTGCTCTGTTGGCCTTAGAGAAATACTCTCTAGGCACTAGTTTCATGTCACCTTCAGGATGTGCTAATACGTAGCCTTCTCCACCTTCGCCGTGACCTTCGATTGATTGTTTGACATCACTGTCGTGTGCATCAAACTGACGAATTATATCGTCTTTTACTTGCATAAGTTTAGTATGCAAATTCCATAAAGCATTGTATCCAACTTTGTGTGTTTCAATATATTCTGCTATTCTTTTTTTCTTGACTTCGCTTATACCAGCCTTGCCTTTTAACCATTGTAAGAAGTCTTCACCCATTCCTGTCATGCCTGTATCTACTTTACTATTTGTATATGCATACAATATTTTACTAAAATCTGTTAGCTTTAATTCTGAAAGCCGTGGTTTATTCAACAAGTCATCTATTGCCGCTTTATTTTTTGAGATAGATTGTTTTAGTTCTAATATTGCTTTGTTATCAACTTTTGCAGTTTTTTCGACAGTGACTGGTGGTACAGCAAATACATCTTTACCTTCAAAAGATTCAAATGTGCCCTGTGGCAGTGCAGACTCTTGTCCTTGTTCATCCATTAGTCTATGTATAACAACCCCTGTGCGACTTTCGCCTATACGTTTGCCCATGTCACTGTTTGCATCTACGGTATATGTTACAATCTGTGGTTTAAAAACATACTTGCCATCTTTCAAAGGTGGTGTGCTAAAGTATAATAAATCTCCTTTGTAATACCCCCTAAAGTCTTTTGGTATTGCACTATCAAACATAGGCATGATGCTTGCCATGTTAGCACCTAGTTGTTTGTATCCTTCTGGATCGTTACGTGCGCCGGGGCGGGCCATAAACATTTTTTGTACATCATTTCTTGTTGTTGTTTTTCCATCGTATCCTTTTGCTGTGAATCCTGATTTGTCTGTGAGTACGATTCTTCCATCCTCATTGCGTCCAAAAATGATGGCGGGAGACCCATCCCATTTGAGTGTGACATCTTCTACTCCTTTTTCTAGTTTCTCAAGGCTATTCAATACACGGATTGCACCTGCACTTCCGTCATAAAATAAAAAATCTTCTGCATGCTGTATCCTAGCATCTTCTGTCAACATTTTACGTTGAATGTTTTTAAATTCTACAAATCTCATAACATCCTCGTACTGTTTAACAACATTCCGCTAAGTTCTTTTATTCTATTAAGATGTTTATCTTCTAATGTTTGATAACTTTCCGGCAAGCCTTTACCTTGTTTTTGCATAGTATCTAACCAAGGAGCAATTAATTCATCAAAGTTTGGATCATTTCTTAAAAATTCAATCATACTTTCTACTGTATAGGTATCCTTTTCAGTAGCACCTGGTCCTAATAGTATAGGAGCAATTTCGCTCCAATCGTTAGCAATTACAGTATCTCCGTTATTTGGATCTACCACACCTTTGGTAGGACTAAATTTAAAGCCTCGTCCACGTGCAAGACTCGAAAGTAATATAGCTCTGTCTGCTCCTGTATAATTTTCTGTACCTCCACGCTTGGCGCCCTTTTGTAACTTTGGATTGTCTGTAAGCATAAAATCAGTCTGTACAAATCCATTGTCAGGATTACCCCTAATTGGAGTTCTAAAATGAATTTGTAGTCCTGCGTTTGCTACCCATCCTTGAGTGTAGGTTCTACCTTTGTTCATAATTTCTAGATCAGGGATGCCTTGTTTTTTACACCAAGCAACTAATTTATTAATTATTTCTTCTTTAGATACTTTTGTTGTGTCAGTGTTGAGATCTAAGTCACCAGATGAATTTTTCTCAAACGACCCATCTGGATCTTCTTTTTGTCCAGTAGTTCCTAACATGTCATCATCGATAAAATCAAATCCAAATGTTTGATTAATCCAATCTACAGTTGGTCTTACATCTGTAGTGGCTATTCTTTGGGTGATAGGACCTTCGTCATTCTTAAAAACATTGCCGCCTTCTTTAAGTATCATTTTTACTCTCAATAATTTTTGTTATCGCACGTTTGAACTTTCTTGGATCGCCAGTCCTAATGCTATTAATAAACCTACGTTCAAGTTCAGAAGCTGTTTCAACATCGTAATTTTTGTTTATTGTATTCAAAAGATTAATACTACTTTCGATAATATTGTTAGCAGTAGTTTCTATCAATAGATCGCTATGCGATGTAGTACCTATATTAGAAAGCTCTTGCAGTATACTTCTAGTGCGTTTTTTCATTGTACAACTCCGTACTTGTATTTAGTGTAAAATAAATAAGTGTGTATACAACAAGGAGGGTGCTATGTCGATAGCTAATATGAATTTCAAAGAAAGATCCTTACTTTTTGCCAAACTTGCTAAGATTGCTTATTATACAGAAAAAAAAGCAACAAGTCAAGCAAAAAAATTAGGTTTTACAACAACAGAATTTTACAATAGAGATGGTGCACAAGCATATAGATTTATGAATACCAAAGATATTGTAATTGCATGTCGTGGTACTGAACCTACTGAATGGAACGACATAGCGGCAGATCTCAAAGCTATACCAGTAATGGCTGAAACTGTAAGCAGAGTCCATAAAGGATTTAAAGAAGAAGTAGACGAATTATGGCCAATGGTGCTTGAAGATCTACAACGAAAAACAAATCAAAGTAAGACAATTTGGTTTTGTGGACATAGTTTAGGTGCCGCAATGGCAACAATAATGGCAAGTCGTTGCCATCTTTACCCAAGCATTAAACCTGTAGAAGAACTCTATACATTCGGTTCTCCTAAGGTTGGATGGCCTGGCTACGTAAGATCTTTGGCTGTTGAACACCATCGTTGGCGTAACAACAATGATATCGTTACGAAAGTTCCTTTATGGATAATGGGCTATAGACATCACGGCACATTGCACTACATTACAAGCGATAGTAAAGTAGGTAAGCCAGGCTTTGTAGACTGGTGCAAAGGAATGTGGGATGGAATCAAAAACAAAAAGTTTGACTCCATCGGTGATCATGATATCCAAGCATACCATGATCAGATAGAAAAAGCACTTTAGTAATATGGATTATTAAAGTTTGGATCGTCCATTCCGTCTACTGCTGTAACTTCAGGCACATAATGCTTCAACATGTTTTCAACACCCATTTTTAATGTTATAGTACTGCTGGCACATCCTGAACAAGATCCTTGAAGTAAAACCAAAACTCTTCCTGACTCCTCATCAAAGTCCTCTAACCTAATGTAGCCTCCATGTTGAGCTACAGCTGGTTGTATAGATTCATCTATAATATGATTTATTTGCTCTAATATTTCTTCTTTTGTACGTTCCATACTACTATTTATTGGCTCTGGGGGAAGGACTCGAACCTTCACGATAAATATTTTGCAGAAAATCTATCA